GAATGGCGCGAGGACGCTGTAGAAAAAATCAGTTGACGTGAATCGGGCGGCTGTGGTATACGTGGCTTAAGCAGCTACGAACCCGAGGCCGTCCCTCCCTACGGACTCCCGCTACTAGCCGCCGAGCCACAGGTACCGGAAATATTCCGGGGCGACAGACCGCTGAAACGCGGACTGTCATTCCTATGCTCGGCGGCTATATTTTTATAGCATAGCCGCCGGGCATCCTTGAGGATGGCCCTGGTATGGCGCTTGCTCCAGTCGGAATAGTTAAGCCCCTCACGTTAAGAGACCGCCTGTTCTTGGCGTTCTACTTCGACACCGGAATGAACGCAACCCAGGCATACATGAAATATGGCGAGTCCATCGGGAAGCCGTGTACGCACCAGGTTGCCGAAGTGCAAGGCTCGAGGGCGTTGAAGCGTATCCGATTATCCGGGGACTTCCGCGCCATCCTGGAGACACGTGGCCTCGATGACATCCGGCTTGCCTCGGAGATCAACCGCCTGCTCCAGATCAAGAAGCCCGCCATCTCAGCGAAGGGCGAAGTCGTAGGAGAGTACGAAGACGGGCAGACGCAAGTCCGCGCTGCTGAAATGCTTAAGGACGTACTAGGCCATTCCTCGAAGGCTGAAATCAATCTCATCACAGACCTGCCTGCAGTTATCATCGAAGTGCTAGAGGACGACGAATGAGCGTTGCTATTCGTTACCGGCTTACAAAGCCACAGGGGCGTGTATATCGCTCGCCTGCTCGCTTCCGCGCTTTGAACGCCGGGCGCCGATTCGGGAAGACGCACCTTGCCGACCTCGAGCTTGTCGGTGCTGCGGTGAATAAGCCGGGATCCGTGAACTGGTACATAGCGCCGACCTATCGCCAGGCGCAACAGATTTCATGGGCAAAGCTCAAGGGCATGATTCCCGCGTCCTATGTCGCCTCGAAGAACGAGAGCGACCTGTCCATCATCCTGCGCAACCGCTCAATCATCGCGCTTCGCGGTGCTGATAACCCCGACAGCCTGCGCGGCCCTGGCCTTGATTTCGTGGTTCTCGACGAAGCCGCATTCCAGAAACATGAGGCATGGACTGAGGTGGTCCGTCCCGCACTATCCGATCGCATGGGCCGGGCGCTCTTTATCTCGACGCCTTGCGGCTACAACTGGTTCTATGACCTATATTGCGCAGCTAAGAGCCGAGAGGACTGGGCGGCCTTCCAGTTTACGACGCTGGAAGGCGGGAACGTTCCAGCGTCAGAGGTCGAGGCGGCGAGATCAGAACTCGACGAAAAGACCTTTCGCCAGGAATACGAAGCAAGTTTCGAAGCGCTGACTGGGCGCGTCTACTACGCCTACGACCGGGACCTCAACGTAAAACAATTAGCCGACATCCAGGACTCACCGCTTCTTGTCGGCATGGATTTCAATGTCAACCCGATGTCGGCAGCGTTCGCGGTCAAGGCCGGCGACCAAGTCCATTTTATCGGCGAGCATCTTATCCCGAACGGAAACACCGACGACATGGCGAAAGCTATCCGAGCTAAATTCCCGAATCGAAAAATACGAGTCTATCCAGATCCTACTGGCAACGCCCGTAAGACCTCGGCCCCCGTAGGGCAGACGGATTTCACAATCCTTCGTGCGGCCGGTTTCCAGGTGATCGCCCCGTCGCATCCCTACCCTGTTGCCGACAAGATCAACACGGTCAATGCGGCTATGCGCAACGCGGCCGGCCTGCGCCGCTGTTTTGTTGACGCGACGAAGTGTCCACAGCTCGCCAAGGGTCTCGACGGGCTTACCTACCGGGAGGGCACAAACGAGCCAGATAAGAGCCTGGGCCTCGACCATATCACTGACGCGGCGGCGTACTTGCTGCTGTGGGAGATCCCCATGAACGTGTACACGGCCAGATCAGGAAAGGCAGGAGCGCTATGAGCAGCATCAAGAATACGAAGGTCAGGAAGATATCCGACCAGCACGCGGACTATCAGGCGATGGCGTTCCGCTGGCGTCGCGCCCGCGATTTCTTAGACGGTCGCGACGCCCTGCTCGCTCACGACCTCGAGCTTTGGAGCCGGAACCGCAGGTCATCCGGGTCCAGAGAAAACCCGCTCACCCTACTCGCCCGCGGGGCCTATGTGCCGCCGCTTTCTGACAGCCAGCTCTATGCGGACTATTACGCGTACCTGAACCGCGGCGAATACGACAACTGGGTCGAGCTCTCGGTCAACGGCTTCCGCGGTCTCATCGTGGGTAAGGGCGTCGGCCTCGAAGGCGTTCCGGAATTCATGGTCAGCGACTGCGACCTCGAAGGCACCCCGCTCGAGGAGAAGATCGAAGACCTCCTCACCGAGGTCCTCACGGTTAACCGCGCCGGCTGGCTTATCGACCGGCCCGCTGCCGTGGAAGGCATGTCACAGCTTGACGCCGAACAGCAGGGCGTGCGCCCGTACATCGTCGACTTCAAAGCCGAGGACATCATATTCTGGCGCAAGGCCCGGGTCGGTAACGCCGTGAAAGTCGTCGAGGTCGTGCTCCGCGAGCCCTGCGAAGATGCCGAGGGCAAGCCCGATTATCGATATCGCCAGCTGGTCCTTGAACCCATGGCGCTCGAGGACGGAACGGGTATCGTCGGGTTCGCCTCGTACTCATGGACGCGGAGGACGTCACACGATGAGTACGTGAAGTCGGCGCCGAGCGTCCCGCTCCTCGGGAACAAGCCGCTTAGCGATATCCCGTTCTACTTCTACGACGCCCATGGCGGCAAGGCTGACCCGCAGAAGCCGACCATCGAGTCGCTCGTGCTCCTGGCGCTTGCGCATTGGCAGTCGTCCGTCGATATGCGCCATGGCGCCTTCTGCGTCGCGCTACCGACGCCCTGCTTCCACGGCTACCCCGAAGACTTCGAGCCGGTACTTGGCGGGCTCAACACCTGCATATCGACTAACCCGGACGCCACGGAGAACTTCCTCGAGCTCACCGGCCAGGGCCTCGAGCCGCTCCGGGGCATCATCAATGACATCGAGGCGCGCATAGCCAAGTTCGGCGGCCGCATGCTCGCCGACGAGAAGAAGGACGCGGAATCGACGGAGACCGTGCGCCTGCGGTCATCCGGGGAAGTCGCGACGCTCGCAGACGTAGCCCGTGCCGTAGCGAGGATCGCAGGGCAGGCACTGAGCTTCGCCAACCTCTGGGCGGGGAATAGCACGAAAGCCGTCGTCACGCTACAGACCGACTACGCTGCGGTCTCGATCGATTCTGCCATGCTCACGGCGCTCGACGGCGCGCTGACTGCAGGTCATATCTCGCAGGTCGACTACAACGCCTACATCCGCAAGACCGGGATCATCGAGGCCGACCGCGACGACGAGGCGATCGAAGCCGACCTTGAGCGCGACAGTGCTGCGGCTGATGACGCCGCAGGCGAAGCGCTGGTGAAGACCGCGGCCAAGCTGGCAGTCCAGGGAGGGGCGGCATGAAAACCATAATCTGCGGTATCCCGTTCGAGATCGTTATGCGCGAGCGTACATTGCCGGTTGACGATAACTACGGCCTCATGAGCGGGAAGGAGGCGCGCATCTACCTCGACTCCAAGATCCCGAAGCCCATGCGTGACGCGACGCTTGTGCACGAGTGGATGCACGCCGTCTTCGAGTGCAACGGGATCCAGCACGAAGAGGTGCAGGTCGCAGTCATGGCTACGGAGCTCTACCGGAACGGGTTCCGGGTAAAGGTCGAGAAGTGAACGCCAGCACCAAGCTCCTGCACTCCCTCCTCGCCCGCGGCGACTACCTCGAGCGCCTCTCGCGATCGCAGACGCGAAAGCTCCTCGCCGTCCTCGAGACCGCGCACGACGAGGTCCTGGGCAAGATCGCCAAGACCGGGGGCGAGCTAACGCGGGAGTGGCTGGCCGAGGTCGCCTCCGACATCGACAGCATCTACGCCGCCGCCGTAAAGAAGGCCTACGGCATTATCTCGTCTAACCTCGAGAGCCTGGCCACAGACGAAGCAGAATGGCTTGCGGGTTCGCTCGGTACAGTCGCCGTCGGAGTCACGGTTACAGCTCCCGGTGCCGCCGCGCTATGGTCGAGCATCGCCGCCCTGCCCGCGGCCTCCGGCTCAACGCTGGCGCAGCTCTTCGACGCCCTCGGGATCAACTCGCGCCAGGCCGTGGTCGATGCGATCCGTGTCGGCATGGCCGAAGGCGAAACGGTCGACCAGCTCACACGCCGGCTACGCGGTAGCACGATCAGGCGCGCCTCGTACCGGGTCGTCGACGGCAAGCGCACCTATATCCCCGGCCAGTACGAAGGCGGCGTCATCGAAGGCGTGACGACGCGGCAGGCCCGGGCCCTTGCGCGGACCGCGGTCATGCACGTCGGTAACCAGGCACGCGAGGCCTTGTACCGAGAGAACGCCGATATCATCAAGGGCTACCAGTACATAGCCACGCTCGACGGCGATACCTGCCTTGTATGCGGAGCCGACGACGGGCGCGTGTATAAGCTCGATGAGCCTCGGCCAGAGCTGCCCAGGCACCCGAGCTGCAGATGCCTACACCTGCCTATTCTCAAGAGCTTCCGCGAGCTTGGCCTCGACGTCGACGAATTCCCCGAAGGCACGCGCGCGAGCATGGACGGCCAGGTTGCGGAATCGGAAACCTACGCCGACCGCCTCTCGAAGATGGGCTCCGAGGAACGCAAGGCGATACTCGGTCCCGGCCGCGCCGCGCTTTATGATCGCGGGGTTCCGATCACGGACATGGTCGCCGGAGGCAAGGTCATCCCCCTCGACGAGATCTCGCGGGAGAAGAAGGGCGCGGCATGAAGATCGAGGACCAGCGCGCAGCCGATGTCGTGCTCAGGCTTCTTGAAACCCTCAGGAACACAGGAAGCAAGAGCGGCCGCGTCGAGGTCCTTGTCGAGAATGGCGTCCCGACGACTGTGCGCATCGTCAAGGCAAGCGAGTCCATAGCGTTGCAAAACGGTTGAATAAATTGCAAGAAAAAAAGCCATTGCAAAATAAAAACGATGGGGATATGCTTAGGGCCTACAGTTTGTAGGAAGGGGAAACCCTTCCGAAACGTTCCGAGAGGGGCGCTCTATTCCGCTGGGGGACCGGCAGGATGGGGCGCCCCTTTCTTTTTTTTTCCTCCGGCCAGGCCGGAACAATCCCGCGGGTCAGGCCCGCACCCACAGCCGCGAGGCGGCGAAGGAGTATCGCGATGGACAAGCTGCTGGCCTTGCTCAAGAAGCTCGGCGCCAAGGACGAAGAGATCGAAGCCGCGAAGGTCGAGCTCGAGGCGGAAAAGGAAGCCGAGGTTCAGGGCCTCAAGGCCAAGAACAAGGAGCTCCTCAAGAAATCGGTAGAGGCCAAGGAAGGCGAAGGCGGCAAGGTCGCCGAGCTCGAGGCCAAGGTCGAGGAGCTGACCGAGACCATCGGCAAGGAGCGGAAGGCCAACGAGATCGCGACCAAGAAGCTCGTCACCGAGCGCGACTCGCTCGCGACGAACCTCAAGACCGTGTCGGAGAAGGCGCGCTTCGATCAGACCGACGTAGCCCTGCGCAAGGCGCTCGGCAACCTGAGCATCGGCAAGCGCAATCCCCTCGACCTGGAGGACGCGATCAATCACATCCGTTCGAAGCTCGTCTACGAGACCGTCGACGGACAGGAGCAGGCGTTCGTCAATTTCGAAGAGGTGACCAAGGCCGAGGGCGGTAAGGAAACCAGAACCGCCACGAAGAAGGCACTGGGCGAATACCTAGAGAAGGTGTACCCGACGACCGATCACGCCAAGCGATTCATCCCGGCCGACGGGAATCGCGGCATCGGAGCCGGCGGGCCGAAGAATACGATCGCCCCTACGGGTGATCAACCGCAAACCGTACGCGGCGCCTTGGCTGAGGCGTTCGCGGAATAACCGCCACGCAGGCGGAGGAGGAACATCATGATCGTTAACGGTATGGTCGATTCGTACCAGGTACCCACGAACGCCCGCGACGTGTCCGCCGCGTTCAATCTCATCAGGCGCCCCGAGACTCCGCTTCTCAACGCCGTGGAGATGCCGGGCGTCGCCATGAACAAGCAGCACTTCTGGTGGGACGATGCCCGCCAGGCCATACAGACCACGTTGACCGGCGCCTACGTATCGGGCGCGCTCGTGCTCAACGTGGCCGCGATCACCGGCATCCGCGCCGGCTCCATCCTCGCCGTAGACGGCGTCGTATACCGCGTCGCCTCCATCGCCACCCTGGCCGTCACCGTCGTGCTGCTCTCCGCCGCCGACGCCGCGCACGTCAACGCCTCCGTGGTCTCGATCCTCGGTAACGCCGAGCTCGAGGGCGCGGACTACGCCGACACCGACTACACGACCGAGGTCGAGCGGTACAACGTCTGCCAGATCCTCACCGACTTCATCAAGGTCACGGGCACGGAGAAGGTCGTGAAGCGCGAGGTCAATAACAGCGACCTGGTTCTGCGCATCGCCGAGGCCAAACTCCAGCGGCTGTACCTGCACCTGGGCCGCATGCTCTGGCGCGGCGTCCGCGTCATAGGCTCGGACAATACCGCGCGCCGCATCATGGGCGGCGTCGACTGGTTCATCCAGAGCTTCGGCTACATCCCCGCGGCTTCCACGTTCAGCGCCGACAACTTCGACGCGTACCTGCTCGAGCTGGACAAGGCCGGCGCGAACCTGGGCGAGATCTGGATCAACCCCGCGATGATGTCCCATTTCGCCGGGCTCGACGCGACGAAGGTCCAGCTGCAGCGCGAGGACAAGACGCGCGGCGTGTACGTGGACCGGTACATCTCGAAGTTCGGCCACGAGCTCGAGATCAAGACCGACATGAACGCTCCGACCGGCAAGATCTTCACCTTCCGCACGGAGCAGGTGAAGGTGCTGCCGCTAGCCGGCCGCCAGATGCAGGTCGAGGACCTCGCGAAGACCGGCGACTCCGAGAAGAAGATGATCGTCGGCGAGTACACCGCCGAGTTCTTCAACTCCGGCGTCGCGGGCTACTTTACGCCGTCGGCGTAGTCAACAGCGGGGCTCGCAAGGGCCCCGCTTCATGAAAGGATTATGTATGGCCAAATTCAATACCGGCGGCAGGGACATGATCGTAGGCGGACAGGTGTTTCACGCCGACGCCGCGGGGTCCGTCGAGGTCCCGGATCAGATAGCCATAGCTGACGGACTTATCGAGAAGAATGCCGACAAGGCCACTCTCATCGACGAAGCGCTCAAGCTCGGCGTTCTCGGCCCGAATGCAAAGCCCGCGGCGCGCACTGTTCTCGAGCGCTGGAAGTACGAGAGGCTCGTAGAAGCGATCGCCGACACCAGGGCCGCCATGGAAAGCGAAGAGTCCGATGGTGATGGCGCGAGCGAGGGCGATAGTACCGCCGACGCCGACGCCGCGGAGCCCGAGGCCTAACCCATGGCCATTACCGTCGAGGATGGTACCGGCCTCGCGGCCGCGAATTCCTACGTATCGCTCGCCGAAGCCGACGCCTATTTCAGCGACCGCGAGAACGCGGCCTGGGATGGCGCCGATGACGACGCCAAGGCCGCCGCGCTCGTCCGCGGGACCGCTGCGCTCGACGGCATGTACGGCGGCCGCTGGCCGGGCGCCCGCTATACCGACCTCCAGGGCCTGGACTGGCCGCGCTCAGGAGCCTGGGACCGCGACGGTTACCCCCTGGCCGGACTCCCGCGGAAGATCAAGGACGCGGCTTGCGAGGCCGCGCTCATCGAGCTCGGGAGCGCGGGCGCGCTGTCTAAGAAAAGCGACACCGGCCTCGCCGAGCTCACCGTAGGCCCGATCACGAAGAAGTGGCTATCAGGATCCGGGGCGGCTCAGACCGCTTACCCCGCGATCAAGCAAGCGCTCGCGCGCATCGTGCGAGGCGGCGGCAGCATGACGATGACGAGAGGCTGACCGTGAGCGATATGTACGAGAGCCTGGTCGAAACCGCGCAGAGCCTCATCGCCGAGTACGGACAGCCGGCGACCCTTCGTCATACCGCTTCCGTCTACAACCCCGAGGCCGGGACCTCCGTCGACACCGTGACCGAGACCGCTTGCGATGTCCTCGAGCAGGACGTGAATTCCATCGCCATGTTCGCGGCCTCGCTCAAGGACGGTTCGCTCATTTCCGAGTCAACGCGGTTCTTCATGCTCGCCGGGGCCGTCCCTGCGCCGACCGACAAGCTCGTCGTCGGCGCGACCACCTACATCATCGACGCGGCGCGGCCGCTCTCTCCGGGCGCTGTCGCGATCTACTACACGGTGAGGGTGCGGGCATGAGCGCGTTTACCATGGACCTGGACCGATTCGGGGTCAAGACGATCGAGCAGATGGACATGGTTGCGCGCAAGATCGCTCTGACCGCGTACCGTCGCATCATCCTCAAGACACCGGTCAAGACCGGACGCGCCCGCGGTAACTGGCAGTGCACGATAGGAACGGCCGCGGCTGGAACCGTCGATGACGTCGACCCTTCCGGAGCCAATGCCGTGTCCGCGATACAGGCGCAGGTCCAGGCGTGGAAGGCGGTATCCGGCGTCTCGATCATCCTCACGAACAACCTGCCCTACATCGGCCGGCTCGAGCACGGGTCGTCTACGCAGGCGCCCGCGGGTATGGTCGGGGTCACGATCGCCGAGCTCGGCGGCATCGTCCAGGAGGCCTCGTAATGGCCGGCACCACTGCAATACGCGCCGCCCTGGTCGCGCGTGCGCTAGCGGTAGCGCCTGGGGCCGCCCTGCCCGTCTCCAGCGTGGCCTGGGAGGGCAAGGCCTTTAAGCCGGTCGCTGGGTCCCGCTATTACCGCATCACGTTCCTGCCCGGGGAGCCGGTGCAAGTGGAGCTTGGAGACGCGGGCCGGAATCGTCAGTTCGGGCTGTTCCAGATCGACGTCTTCGACCCCGCGAATACGGGCGACGCCATAACCGCGACCGAAGCCGAGCGGATCGCCGCCTGCTACCGGCGCGGGACGACATTGCAGAATTCCGGCACCGCGGTCCGGTGCATCAAGAGCTATCGCACGCCGGGGGATTCGTCCGACCCGGCGTGGTTCATGGTCTCGGCTGTCGTGCAATGGCAGGCCGACGTTGAAAACTAGCGCGTAGGCGCAGGAGGATATCATGGGTTACGGAACCGGCGCTCGCAGTCGCCTCGTCTACTGCGCGGAGACCGTCGAGGGTACGACCCCGGCGTCGCCGTCCTGGAAAACCATTCGCCGCACCGCCGGCGGGTCTGGGATCACCATCGGCCGCTCGACGCTCGAGTCCGCCGAGCTCCGAAGCGATCGCCAGTCCGCAGTGCCGCAGCTCGGTAACAAGAGCATCGGCATCAACGTGCCTCTGGAATTCAGCTTCGGCACCTTCGACGATTTCCTCGAATCCATCCTCGGCGGGACCTTCGCCATCGCGTACGCGCTGACCGCCCTCGTCGTCAGCGTGGTCGCGTCGGCGCATACCTTCACGAGGTCCACGGGATCCTGGATCACGGACGGCGTCAAGGTCGGCGACTACATCGTCTTCGGCGGCTTCGAGGACGCCGGGAACAACGGCACCTTCATCGTGACCGCGGTCTCCGCGCTTATCGTCACCTGCGCCGCAGCGACCGGCCTCGTCAACGTCACCGCCGACACCGCGGTCACCGCAACGACGACCCGCTACGTGCTCACGAACGGGACCGAGCGCCACACCTTCACCATGGAGGAGGGCTTCCTCGACCTCGACACGCCGCTGTACCGCCCCGTCACCGGCGCCATCGCCAACGCCATGGCGCTCTCGATCAGCAACAACGCCAAGGTCACGGGGAGCTTCGACCTCCTGGGCCTGACTTCGGTCGCGTTCGCCTCGGCTTCGCTGGCCGCCAGCGTAGCCGATCCCTCGACCACCGCCGTCTTCGATTCCTTCACCGGGGCCATCGACGAGGGGGGGACCCCCTTCGAGGCCGCGCAGTCGCTGTCGCTCCAGGTCGACGCTTCGGGCTCGCACAAGTACGCGCTCTACAACGACGACCCCGCGTTCAACGCGCTCGGCCGCATCAAGATCTCGGGCTCGCTGACGACGTTCTTCGAGGACGCTGCGCTCGCGAATAAGTTCCTGGGCAAGACCCCAACCTCGATCGCCTGGGTCATGACCGACGGCGCCGGGAACGGCTACCGCGTAGAGCTCCCGTACATCGTGTATACGGGAGCGTCGATGACGATCCCCGAGGACGATATCCCGGTCTCGCTTCCGTTCACGGCCGGCGTTGATCCGGTAACGGGCAAAATGATCATGATTTCGCGCATCGCCGCGTAAGGAGAAGAAGGAATGGATTTACTGCAGCTGGACACGACGACCCGCGCCGAAACCGGCGTCGAGGTCGAGATCAAGCACCCGAAGACCGGCAACGGCACGGGCTTCTACCTCACGGTCAAAGGCGCGGACTCGATGGCCTACCGGGCCGCGCTCCGCGAGACCATGAAGAAGGCTACGCCCGAGACCACCCCCAACGAGGTCAAGGAATCGGTACTCGTCGCCTGCACGACGGGCTGGCGCGCCGAAGAGGTCGTCGCGGGAAAGCCGCAGGCGGTGCCCGTGCTCCTCGATGGCGTCGAGCTCCAGTTCAACGAAGCGAATCTGCGCAAGGTCTTCGCCCGCATGCCCACGATCCGGGATCAGGGGATCGCGTTCCAGGATGCGCGCGCCAATTTTTTAGCTTCCGCCTCCGAGAGCTAAAGGGGGCAGCTGTAGCACAGGCCAGGCTCTGGGCGCCGATGGACCCGAAGCACCCGGAGCTTGGCACGATCGAAAAAGCGCAACTCGACCGCGAGCAGAAAACGGGGAAGCGAAGCCCGATGCTCGACGCGGTCAAGGTGCCCGAAGGATTTGAGTACCTGTTCGCGCTGTACTGGGAGGTACGGGGTGGCGCGACGGAAGGCATGTCGGGGGCGCGCATTACCTGGCGCGACCTCTCCGATTATGCGGCACTGACAGGGACCGCGCTCGATGCCTTCGAGGTCGAGGCGGTCATGGCTATGGATTCCGCGCTCAGGGCGGATCAGATGAAAGAGGCGGGCGATGGCCGGAGTTGAGCTGACCAGTTTAGAGATCGATACCCGCCTCAAGAATATTGAGTCGACCCTCGCCGGTCTCGACGCGCTCAAGACCAAGGGCAAGGGCGCGGAAGATAGCTTCGGCGGGCTCGCTCTCAAGATCGCAGGCTTTACCTCGCTCGCTAACCTAGCTGTCGCCGGTGGGAAAAAGCTCGTGCAGACCACGGTCGATCTCGCCAAGCAGTCGGTCGCCCTCGCCGCCGGGTTCGAGAAGGCGCGCGTCACCTGGGGCGTGCTCGTCGGCGACATGGACATGGGCGCCAAGGTCTTCGAAGACATCCGCGACTTCGCCGCGGCGACGCCGCTATCGTTCGAGGGTCTTAACCAGGCCGCAACCGTAGTCAAGGGATTCGGCGTCGCGACGGCCGATATCATCCCCACGCTGTCGAAGCTCGGCGACGTCGCCATGGGCGATAACGCTAAGCTCCAGTCCCTCGCCCTCGTCTATGGCCAGACCATGGCCCAGGGCAAGGCCAAGACCCAGGACCTGTATCAGTTCATCAATGCCGGCGTCCCGATCTTCAACATGTTGGCCGAATCCATGAACGTCTCGGCCGGCGAGATCAAAGACCTCGCGGCCGAGGGCGCCATCACCTTCGAGGAGATCGATAAGGCGATCACGAAGGCGACGAGCGCGGGCGGCAAGTTCTACGGCATGATGGAGAAAACCGCGGAGACCGCAATGGGCAAGTGGTCGACGGCGCAGGACAATTTTCAGCAGCAGCTCGCCGCCCTCGGCGAATCCTGGCTACCTATGGTGACGTCCGCACTCGACGCCGCGAACAGGGAAATGGAACGCTGGAATCGGAACCGGGCCGCCGCTACTGCCGCCTCTACCGAGGCTTCGCTCGTCCAGCTGATCGGGAAAGGCGACAAGGCCGGCGCCATCGAAGCCGCGAACAAGATGACGCTTGCGGCGTTGCAAGAAGCCTACGAACTGGCCAAGGCCGCGAACCCTCTCGCGACGGCGGCGCAACAGGCGGCGCTCGATTCCGTCAACGCGCTCCTGCGCGGCCGCGCTACGATCGCGCCGGCATCAGGCGCCTCGTCGAGCGCAGAGGCCCCCGGTCTTTCCGCATGGCAGAAATCCCTGCAGGGCATAACCGGCGACACCATCATGGACGTCGCGATATCGAAGATCACCGACGAGGCCGGGAGGCTCGCCGAGGTAGCCGCGCTCACCGGCGGCGCGCTCGTCGACCCGTTTGAGGATGCACGGAAGAAACTCGTCGAGCTCTATGAAGCCATGTACATGACCGGGAACCTGGGGCCGGAGTGGCGCGGGAAGCTCGTAGCCGCGATCGACGACACCGACCTTGCAATCAAGGCGGCAAGCGATTCCACGACGAAATGGGGCGACGACCTTGCGAACGGGCTGGCCCCGGCCGGGCGGGCGACGCTCATAGTCAACGAGGCCTTGGCTTCTATCTATGAAGACCTCGACGACCGAATGAAGACGCTTAGCATGACCGGCCTTGACTATCTCACGCTCGAGGACGAGATGTACGCCGCGCAGGTTCGTAATGCTGGCGGGACCGAGGCGGAAGTTGCTGCTATCCAAGACAAGGTCAATGCGCTGAGGAACCTCACGGAAGAAGAGTCGGCGTTAAAGAAATTCGAGCAGAGCATAGAGCGAATCAATAATGCCTTCAGCAACTCGGCCATGGACGCATGGGTTGAAGGGTTTAGGTCATTAGGAGAAGCATGGACAACTGGCGCGAACGCCGGTGATACCTTCGCGGATGCCATGAAACAAGTCGGCATGCAGTTGCTTAACCAGTTACCGCTACTTCTTTTATCCGCTGGCCTGCAGGCAATGATCGGACCGCCCCCGAATATTCCGCTCGGGTTGGCGCTCATCGGGGCCTCGGGTCTTGTGGCCATTGGCTCAGGCGTGGTTGGATCAGGAGAATCAGAAGAAGCCAATGCCCTCGGCGGGGTCTATACCTCGCCGTCCCTGCACTCCTACGTCAACGGCGTCTACAACACGCCCAAGACCTTCGCCTTCGGCAACGGCGCCGCTTTCGGATGGGAGGGCATGCGCGCCTTCGCCCGCGGCGCGGGCGTCTTCGCGGAGGCCGGCCCCGAGGCGATCATGCCCTTGACCCGCGACGCCAGCGGCCGGCTCGGCGTATCGGCGTCCGGGTCCGGCGGCGCGCTCTCGGTCCAGGTCATCAACAATCTCGGCGTCGAAGCCTCGGCCTCCGTATCGGAGACGACGGGCGCCGACGGCACGCGCCAGTTGCAGGTCACCCTCGAGAAAGCGGTGTCGCAGGTCATCGCCTCAGGCAAGGCCGACGGCGCCATGAGCCGGTACGGCGTCAGGCCGGTCGGCCGAAGGACGGTATCCTAATGGCCTCAATAACCTGGCCTACGACGCTCCCGGCTCCGCTTCAGGATGGCTTTAGTGAAACCCCGCCCGATACCAGCGTACGATCCAGCATGGACTCAGGCCCGGACAAGATCAGGCGCCGCTACACCGCGGGGCCGCGCCTGTTCTCGCTCAAGTACCACCTCACGAAAGCGCTTGTAGCTACCCTCGACGACTTCTTCGTCACGACGTCGCGCTCGGGTTCGCTCGCTTTCAACTGGACGCACCCGCGCACGGGCGCCGCCTGCGAAGCCAGGATGCGCGCCCCGAAGTATGGCGCTTTCGAACACGAGGGCGAGGCCACGGTCGAGATCGAGGTCCTCCCATGAGCCGTACCCTATCCGCGACCGCGCGCGCCTCGCTCTACGCGCAAGAGACCGGCGCCGCGTACCCGATCCTCATCGAGATCACGCACGGCGTCGCTGGCTACGACAACCCGCTTCGCCTCGTCAACAATACCGTCAACCTCACCTACGGCGGCCACGTCTATCTCGCGTTCCCGTTCAAGTTCGACCCGCCCGATCAGAAAGACGACGGCACGATCGCGAACGCGAAGCTCAGCGTCTGCGCTGTTGACCAGCAGATCGCAGCGATACTTCGCTCTACGGCCGTCGCGCCGACGGTGCGCGCCGTCGCGACGTTCTGGAGCGACGAATCCGGGTCCGTGGCCTTCGAGGAAATCGCGTCCTGGGACTTCACCCTGCGCAACGTGTCCGGAAGCGTTGACGTGATCAGCGCCGACCTCATCTATGAGGACCGCCTCGATAACGCGGTTCCAGGCAGCGAGTTCAACTCGCACTTCCCGGGGATTATATGACCGCGCCGTGGGCCTCCACATACGTCGGAATTCCGTATCGCTTCGCTGGCCGCGACCGCGCCGGTTGCGACTGCTGGGGCCTCGTGCGCCTCGTCCTGGCCGAGCGCTTCGGCGTGGTGCTGGAATCGTACGCATACGATTCCGGGTCCGCCACGGCCCTGGCGGGCGCCGTCCTGGAAGCGCTACCGCTCGCCCCAGTTGATCGCGTCGAGGTCCCGAGAGTCGGCGACCTGGCCGTACTGAGAATGTGCGGCCAGCCCTGTCATATCGGGATCGTCGTCGGAGGGCCCGGAGAAAAGAACTTGCTCCACACCCTGAACCCGCACGACAGCGCGCTCGACTACTACGACGGCTCGCGTTGGGGCCTCCGTCTGGAAGGATTCTACCATGTCCGATAAGACCGTCCTCGTCGCGCATATCCATCCCTTCGCACCGAGCGAGCGCATCATCCGCGCTATCGAGCCCGGGCAGACCGTCGAGCAGATCGTCGCCGGCCTCGAGATCAAGCTCGGAAACCCGGTCGCGTACGTAAACGGTAATCGCGTCATCCGCGAGGCCTGGGCGTATCGTAAGGCGCACGAAGGAGACCACGTCGTCGTCAAGGTGATCCCGGCCGGAACAGACGGAGCGCAGGCAGGCGGCGGCAAGGCGGCCGGATACGGCGGCTTGCTCATTCTCTTCGGCTTGATCCTTGCACCGTTTACAGCCGGGGCGTCCCTCGTGTTCACGTACGCCGGAATGGGGCTTGCAGGGGTAGGCCTTGGAGTTGCACTGGTCGCGACCAGCATCGAGAAATTTAAGACCGGCTCAGCTATCTCCCTCGAGTCCTCGCTCTCCATCCGCGGTGGATCGAATCAAACCCCGAGCCTCGGCACGAAGATCCCCGTTGTCCTGGGCCGGCACCTGGTTACGCCCTACTATGGCGCCCGCCCCTACACCGAGATCGGCACGGTCTCGACGCCGGGCGACACGCAATACCTTCGCATGCTCTTCTGTATCGGCTCCGGACCGCTCCGGATCTCGCAGATCAAGATAGGCGAGAACCTGCTGGCATCAAACGCTGCCGGCATCCGTAATGGCGCCATTACCTGCGACGGCCTCTATTCCGATGTCGAGGTCCAGGTCTACGAGGACGGGACCAATCCGAGCCTGTACCCGAATACGATCATCGAGGAGCAACCGGCCACGGAGCTTGCGTCGGGCGTCGAGCACTGGCTCACGACCGCGAAGAACACGGACAAGATCGACGTCGATATCACCTTCCAGTCGGGCCTGTACAAGTACAGCGACGACGGCACGAAGTCAAACCACTCCGTCACCGTCGAGGTCAGGCGCCGCGCCTTAGGCTCTGGGACTGCCTGGGCGTCGTGTACGCTCGTAGGAACCTTCGCGGTCACGGCTGCGAGGGCCAAGACGCTACGCTATACCTTAAGCCAGGTCGTGGCCGCGGGTCAGTACGAGGTCGGGATGCGGCGCATCACCGCCGACGATGCTGATGGCGCGAAGGCGCAGTCCCTCGTGCAGTGGTCCGCCTTCCGCTCCATCCGCACCGCCGAGCCCCCGGTCGACGCGGCAGTACGCTCGCGCTACGTCTTCCTCGCGCTCAAGATCAAGGCCACGAGCCAGCTCTCCGGCGTGATCTCGCAGCTCAACGTCATCGCGGAATCCGTCGTCCCGGTATGGAACGGCGTCACGCACGGGGCCGGGGGCTGGGCCACGGCCGCGGTCTCGCAGAACCCGTCTGCGCTCTTTCTCTGGGCGTTACGCGGCCCCTTGAATCCGCGGCCTGTTGCGGATGCCTCGAGCGACTGGGCGCGCCTTGAGGCCCTGTATACGAGCTGCGCGTCGAAGGGCTGGACCTGCAACGCCGTCGTCACCTCCGAGACAAGGCTACGCGACACCCTGACGAAGATTGCGTCGACCGCGCGCTCGACGCCGACGATCAG